GTCTGGGGCTGCTGACGCCGTGGTCAAGACCGGCTATGGCTACAGGTCATATGGCTCATTTGCTTACGGCGTGGCCAGGCCAGACACCACCAGTGCAATACCGGCCACGACGTGGAGCCTGGACACCTGGGGTGAGTACCTAATCGGCTGCAGCACCAGCGACGGCAAGCTGTACGAGTGGCAGCTAGATTTCTCTACGCCGACTGTTGCTGCTGCGATTACCAACGCGCCGACAAGCTGCAATGCGTTGCTGTCCACCAGCGAGCGATTTATTTTTGCGCTTGGGGCCGGTGGCAACCCGCGCAAGGTGCAGTGGTGCGACAAGGAGGACAACACGACTTGGACTCCTGCCACCACCAACGAGGCTGGTGATTTTGAGCTGCAAACACCCGGCAACCTGTTGGCTGGCAAGCGCGTGCGCGGTCTGCACCTGCTGTGGACTGACGTGGACTGCCACACGGCGACCTACGTCGGCCAGCCGTTTGTGTACGGCTTTGAGAAGATTGGCAGCGGCTGCGGGCTTATCTCTGCCCAGTCGGTGGCCGTGGTCGCCGACGCGTTGGCCATCTGGATGAGCCGCAGCGGATTTTGGATGTACGACGGCTACGTCAAGCCCTTACCAAGCGACGTTGGTGACTACGTATACCGCAACCTAAACACGACGCAGCAAAGCAAGATATACGCCGTGCATAACAGTGCGTTTGGCGAGGTATGGTGGTTCTACCCCAGCAGCGCCAGCAACGAGGTTGACAGCTACGTCACGTTCAACTACCGCGAGAATCACTGGAACATTGGTTCGTTGGCTCGCACCGCGGGCACCGACCGTGGCGTGTACCGTCAGCCGCTGATGATTTCAACAGACGGCTACGTGTACGAGCACGAGGTCGGGTTCGACTACGACTCTGCGACGGTGTTTGCCGAGAGCGGAGCGTTCCAGATCGGCACCGGCGATCAGATCATGAACGTGCGGGAGCTGATCCCAGACGAGCTGACCCAGGGTGACGTGCAGGTCAAATTCAAGACGCGCTACTACCCCAACGGGGATGAGACGACGCACGGGGCCTACAGCATGGCCAACCCCACTTCGGTCAGATTCTCTGGCCGTCAAGTGGCGATGCGGGTTGAGATGGCGACTAACGACGATTGGCGGGTTGGCACCATGCGGGTTGACGCCGTGGCAGGGGGGCGCCGGTGAAGCTGCCCACAGCAGCGCGTGATTACGACCTGCGCGACCAGGCGCAGATGCGCAATCTGCTGGAGCGGGCGGACGTGCAGAACATGAAGCGCGGGCAGGACATCGAGGTGTCGTCTGCTCGTTTGATCCTGACAAGCCCCAATGGGACGCGGTACTCGGTTACAGTTGACAACTCAGGCAACTTATCCGCAACCGCAATATGACAGATGTATTTTCCGAGCTTGTTCGATGTCGCAAATGGATAGAGGCGGCTTTAGAATACGCAGGAGGGACACACACTTTTGATGACATTGCTGCTGGGGTGTTGACAAAGCGGTTTCAGCTTTGGCCCAACGCAAACTCGGCGGTGATCACAGAGGTCGTTGTCTACCCGCAACTCAAGGACTTGCATTATTTCCTTGCTGGCGGCGACCTAGACGAGCTCAAGCAGATGCGGCCTTACATTGAGAAGTGGGGCAGGCAGGTTGGATGCACAAGGGTTTCGCTGGCTGGTCGTAAGGGTTGGGCGAAAACCTTTTTACAGGATGAAGGTTACACGCCTAACTGGTACGTCATGAGCAAGGAATTAAAAGATGGCAACGATTCTTGACCCAACGGCACTGGCCGCGCAAGAGATACTAATGCGACCCCGGCGCGGTGGCGCACCAGTGCCGCTGCTTGGGTCAGGACTCATGCGCGACTACGTCGGCGGCTACGAGCCTATTTACTACGGCATGGCGCCGTCTACAGCGTTTGCGCAGCAGCAGCCCGTGCAGCGTCTGTATGAGGGTGGCGAGGGCGGTTCGTTTGATATGCCGTCTGCGCCTGACGCGGGTGACGGCACCGACGTATCCTCAACCGATTTTGGCGCGTATATGTCTGGCGCCATACTTGGTTCGCCAGCAGTTGGTCTGCTTAATTTCGTGCCGTTTGGTTCGCTGGCTGCTCAAGCCATGGCAGACTCTATGCAGAACTACAACTTGAACCAACAGGTATCAGCCTTGCAGGGTGCGCAAGACACGCCGTTTTCTGGTGGCTCTGTCGCGCCAAGCGTGGTGGGTGCTCTTGGATTAGCCAGCGGCTTCAGTGGAGACCCAGCAAACGCCGCTTATTCAGCGCCAACGGTTGCACAGACCCCAACCACATATAGCCCGCCCGTTGTGTCCAATCCTGTCATTGACATAAGCCCCGGCGCCACAGTCAGCGATGGTCAGGGCGGCTCTGTATCTGTTGACGTGTCCGGCATTGACGCCGCACAAGCCGCGATGGGTGACCCGGAGGGTGCTCAAGCTGCTGCAGGAGGTGGCGATGGCGGCGGCGGCGGTGGCGGCAAAATTATCTGCACGGCCATGAACCACGCCTACGGCTTTGGCTCATACCGCAACGCCGTTTGGCTGCAATACAGCGCCAAGCATATGACCAAGGCGCACGAGGTTGGATACCACGCTTTATTCCTGCCGCTGGTCAGGTACGCGTTTTACTCTGGCGACGGCTTGGGCAACCGAGTCGTGCGCCGCGTGCTAGAGCATGGCACCCGCCGTCGCACCGCTGACCTGCGCGCTGAGATGCGTGGCGCCAAGCGTGACGCGCTGGGTCGTTTTTATCGTTTGATTTTCGAGCCAGCCTGCTACTTGGTTGGCAAGGCAAAGGGGTACTAATATGAGCAAAGGCGGCGAGACCGTAAGCACGACCAGCGTTGACCCAGATGTCAAGCAGGCATACTTGGGCAACCTAGACTATGCAGCACAGGTTGCAAACCAGCTCGGCCCGCAGCAGTTTGCCGGGTTCACGCCACAGTACCAAACTGGCGAGGCAATGGCCACGCAGGCCGCGATGGGTGGCGCTGGGCTTGAGAACCTTGGCACGGCTGCTGACCTGACCCGCGCAGCGGCTGGATTCGCGCCGCAAGCCATCCGGCCAGACGCCGAACTCATCCAGCAGTACTACAACCCGTACCAGCAGGAAGTCATCGACACCAGCCTGCAGGACTTGGAGCAGGCCCGCCAGCGTGCTGTCCAGCAGATGGGCGAACAGGCGCAACGCGCAAGGGCCTTTGGTGGTAGCCGTCAGGCTGTTGCCGAGGCGCTGACCTCTGGCGAGTACGGCAAGCAGGCCGGTAGCATGATCGCCAACCTGCGCGCACAGGGCTACAACCAGGCGCTTGGCGCGGCGCAGCAGCAGCAATTGGCGAACCAGGCCGCTGGCTTAAGTGGCGCTCAATTCCGACTCGGCGCGGCGCAGCAGTTGGGCGGCTTGGGTCAGCAGCAGCAGGCGCAGGACTACGCCGCAGCGCAGGCTCTCATGGGCTTGGGTCAGGCGCGTCAGCAGATGACGCAGCAGGAACTAGATGCGGCCCGCAACCTCGGTATGCAGCGCTTGAGTTTGATGTCAGGCGCACTTGGACTGCAGCCCGCCAACCTGGGCGGCACCCAGACCACGCCGTACACCCGTAACCTTGGCGCTGGCGCGCTTGGCGGGGCACTGGCGGGCGCCCAGATGGCGCCTATGCTTAATGTTACTGGCCCCATGGGTATCGGCCTTGGCGCCCTGATGGGGCTAATCTGATGGACTACTTCTCAATTGGGCAGGGTAAGGCCATGCCAGGTATGTCTGGCGTGTCAGGGTTTAACGGCTTGACAGCGTCAGACCTTGCCACGTTGGGCGGGTCTGGCAACCAAGACTTAGCAGAGTTGCTCAAGAAATTGCAGGAGCGGCAGCAGGGGCAGGGCATGATGAACCTAGCCAATATGCTGCTGCAGATGGGTGGCCCGCAGTCGATGGGCGCGTCGTCGCCTAGCCTGCTGGACATGATTGGGAGGATTAAATAATGGCTGACGGCTTTGGAATCATGAACCTGTTTGGTGGCGACATGAGCGGCTTGAACGAGCTGCTGACGCCGGAGCAACGCGCAGCGATGCAGCGCCAAGGGGCGCTCTCGATGGCCGCGCAGCTGCTGGCCGCGTCAGGCCCGTCTCGCACCCCAGTCAGCCTCGGGCAGGCTCTTGGGCAATCTTACATGGCTGGTCAAAAGGGATACACCGATGCCCAGCAGCAGGCGCTGACCGGGATGCTGACCAAGCAGAAGATTGAGGAGTACAAGCAGAAGCTGGAAAGCCGTGAGGCGCTGAATAAGGCGCTGGAATCAGCAGCTGGCGGCGCACCAATGCCTGTTGCTGGCTCTTTGACCACCGCGCAGCAGGCGTTGGCTGCTCCTGGTATGCCTGTCGGCCCGACCCGGCAGCGAGCTGCCATGGTCGGCGCTCCGGCGCGGGCTATGTCTCCGGGTATGTCTACCATTGGCATTTCTCGGGAACAGGCCCAAGGTATTTTGAGGCTGCCAGAGAGTGAACGCGCCAAGGCGTACAGCAGTATGCTGGTTGACAATATGAAGTTTGGCGAAGCCAAGCCCATGGTCATGGATGGGCAGACGGTGATGGTGCAGACCAACGCCTTTGGCCAGCAAAGGGTCGCGCCTGGCTTGCAACCGTATGAGGCGCTGCCAAGTGATGTAAGAACCGCAGAGTATTTGGGCGGTACATCGCTTGCCGGCACTGGCGTTACTGGTGCCACAGCACTTGCTAGGTCTAAAGACCCGGCCTATTTGGGCTTGACTGAAGGGCAAAAGGCGGTTGACAAGAAGTTTGCAGAAACCAACGTGGATTGGTTGACCGGGCAAAATGTTGACGCTGCAGTAAACGCAGCCCAAATTGCAACGGTGTTGTCTAAGATTGAGGCAGGGGAAGAATACACCGGCCCAGCCTTTGGCGCTCTGCAGGCAATCGCCCCAAACTTTCTTACCGCAATCATTAACCCAGCCTCAACCAACGCCATGGAGATGGTGCAAGAGGTCGTGCAGCGCAACCTGCGGATTATTCTTGGCGCTCAGTTTACTGAGAGAGAGGGTGCGCAACTTATCCAGCGCGCATACAACCCGGCGCTGCCGCGGCAGCAAAACGCCGCCCGCCTGCGCAAGTTGTTTGCGCAGATTCAGGTTGCTGCTCAACAGAAGCAGGCCATGGTTGATTATTTCCAAGAGAACGGCACGCTCAGAGGCTACAAGGGTAAGACCCCATCAATCAAGGACTTCTATGAAGTGCTGCGGCTTGAGGATAGGACTCTGCCTTTGTCTGATACAGACGAAGCGCTTCTGAACAAATACAGAAATCAATAAGGCGGCAAACAATGGCAACCTTACAGGAAATGATGCAGGCCCTAAAAAAAGCGGACGCCGCTGGGGCTACAGATGATGCGCAAAGGATTGCGGACATGATCCGCAGGCGCTACCCTGAAGCTGCAGGTGCAGGTGCAGCACCCGCAGCCGCTCCAGAGGGCGACACGCAATATATGCGTTCGTTCTTGCAGGGCATCACGTTTAAGGGCGCCGACGAGGCAGAGGCCTGGATGCGCGCCACCTTTAACGGCGAGGACTACGACACCGCTCTTGCCGACGTGCGCAAGAAAATTAAGTCGTTTGAAAAGACCGCTCCAGTGGCTGCGATTCTGACCGAGACCGCTGGCGCGGCCATCCCTGCCATATTGGCGACGATTGGCACTGGCGGCGCAGCCGCACCCACCACAACCGCTACCATATTCCCGATGCTGGCTCGGCTCGCCGCAGTCGGCGGCGTTGAGGGATTTTTGGCGGGTGTTGGTGGCGCAGAGGGCGGCATCAAGGAGCGCGCAATTGGCGGGGCCGCTGGCGCCGCTACTGGTGCTGCTTTGGCACCAGCGGGTGGTGCTGCTTTACGTGGCGTAGGCAAACTTGGCAGCAGCTTTCTTGAGTTTGTTCGCCGCCGCAGCGGAGGCCGCGGTGGTAGCGTGGTCGAGAATGAGATACGCAAAATCACCGAAGCCACAGGCATGACGGTGGATGAGATCGTTGACCGCATCCGCAGCGGCGAGGTGATGGCAGAGTTCCCGTCGCTTATGGCTGCGGTGCGCGGCTACTATGCCGGGGGCGGTGCTCCAGCGTCGACGATTCGGCAGGCTCTGACCGAGCGGCCACCGATGCTGCGCGAGCAGGCTCAAGCGCAACTGCGCGCGGGACTGGCACCAGACTCCGTGTCACCCAACGTGCTGCGAGCAGCGCGGGAGTCTGACGAGGCTGCGCGCCAGGTTGAGAAGGCACGCTACGCACAGGCTTTTGAGACCGGCGGCGTGGTAGAGGGGCCAATGTTGCAGGACTTGGCCACGGCGCTGGAGCGCTCGCCTGATGCTCGCAAGAACATCAACAAGCTGCTGCAGGCGCAAGGCCGACAGCCTTTTTTCAACCTCAAAGGCGGCAAGGTCAACATCGACCGGGCCATCACCTTTGAGGACGCAGAAATCGCCCGCCGAGGTATCGCTGACACCATAGACAAAGCCTTTAGGGAGGGTCTCGGCGCTGTCGGTGGTGCGCTCAAGGACGTTGAGCAAGCGCTGCGCGCGCAGATAGACTACGCGGCACCGCAGGTTGGCCAAGCAAGGGCGTTTGCTGCTGGGCGTCGCGGCCAACGCGAGGCGTTCGAGCAGGGCCGCATGGTGTTTGGCAAGGGCGCAGACGAGCAGGAAATGTTTATCGAGGGCCTACGGTCAGACCCCAACAAGCTGGCCGTGTTTCGCTCTGGCGTCATGGACGCAATACGCCGCCGCATGGAGTCGGGCAACAAGGTCTCTACGTACCGGCAGCTTGCAGACCCCGAAACAAAAGAAGGTCGCATCCTACGCATGGTGTACCCTGGCGACCAGCTTGAGGACGTGCTGGGTTCCTTGGGTAGAGCCGCGAGGTCTCAACAGGCAGCTGGTCAAATACTTGGCGGTAGCCAGACCGCTCCAACCCTGATGGCCGCAGCGCGCCAGGGTATGGGCGCGCCATCGCCGGAGGACGCGTTGAGGGCAGCTGGTGGTGACATATTTAGCATCACCCGTTTGGCGCGTCAGGCGATCAATTCTGTCGCACCAATGCTGTCAGAGCGAGAAAAAGCGCGCGTTGCCAATGTGCTGGTGTCCCAAGACCCGGACTTTGTCAGGAGAACGCTAACCGACGAGCGCGCGCTAGCTAGAGCGATTGCAACCATCACGCTTGGCGCACAAAGAATAACCGCACCGCTGCCCGGCCTGACCAGCATCATTGGTGGCGGCGCCGCTGGCGAAGCGTTTACTGGAGCGCAGTAAATGGCCGACGGTCTCCTACCCTACCTGTTCAGCCGCAGCAATGCGTTTCGGCGCAACCTGATGGACATGGTCAGCAACCCTGCTGACTATGCCGCCAAGATGGGCGGGCAGGTTGTGGACACCGGCAACGAGCTGGCCGAGCTGCAGGAGCGCTCGGGTATGTTCGGCGCTGGCCCGGTGGACGAGGCGGCGCGTGACGAGTTGTACCAGCGAGCTGCTGATGCGGCCATGAACATGACTGGGATGATTCGCATGAGTCATGGCTCGCCTCATTTATTTAGCAAATTCGACTTTGGCCCCAAAAAGATTGGCACCGGCGAGGGCGCGCAGGCTTATGGACATGGAGGTTATCTCGCAGAGGGGTTTGATAGCCCGGTGGCAAAAGCATATACGCCACGCGATTTTGATTATGAATCTGAGCTAATGAAGCTGTATAAAAACGCTGAACGTAGACGCGACTACGACAGCTTGGATGTGCTTGAAAGTGCAATGATGCACAGCACACCAGCAGAATTACGCGCTCAGTTTGGCAAGTCTGCTGAACCTTTAATTAGACAGATTGAGTCCATACCAATAACTTCTGGTCGTCTTTACAACGTCGAGGCCAAGTGGCCTGACGCCGCAAGAGAGGCTAGAGACCCACTTGGTAAGCAACATTTTCTAAATTGGGACAAACCGCTGAGTGAGCAATCGCCACAGATCATACGGCTAGCAAGGCAATACAACCTCAACGACCCAGACCATCTCGGTGGCGACCTAGTGGCCGCTGCCGATGCCAAGCGTCGAGCTGGTGCAGCTCAACTGCAGCAGGCTGGCATACCCGGCATAACATACCTAGACTCAGGCTCGCGTGGTGCAGGACAAGGCACCAGCAACTACGTCATATTCCCCGGCAACGAAAGTCTGCTTGAGATTATTCAGCGGACTGGAGCACAGTAAATGGCAACATACCTAGACCCCGAAGAAGCGCTGTTCCGAGCCTATCAGGAGCTGCAGTCTAACGACCCATACGCGTCGCGGCGTATGTTTACAAACGCCGCTGGGTTTGCGCCCGGTGCAGGCGTGCTAGAGGCGCTTGGTATGTTCCCCAGCCCAAGCGGTGGTTACGAGCCAAGCCTGGGACAGAACATCAGCCAGGGCAACCTGGGTAGCGCGCTGCTGCAGCTGCTCGGAGCAGGCGGCGACGCGGCACTTGCCACCGGCGTGCTGGCACCAATTGGTTTGGGAATGAAAACTGTAGCTCAGACCGGCAAGGCGCTCAAGGCTGGGAGTAAGGCTGCGAAGGCTACGCCTAAAGCGCCGCGTATGAGCGCGGCAGAAGCGCGTGAGGCAGGATACTGGCACAACATTGGCGCTGGCAAAAGGTTGCCTATACCAATCAGTCAAATGACGGCAGAGCGCGAACCTGTGCGTGGACTGTTAGACCGAATCACGATTGATGCAGAGAAAATGCAGGGTGGTTCAATCATTCCATTTGTTGGCGACAGGTCTATTGCCGGACAAAACCTCTTGGGTATTGGTGGATATAGATTCGACAATCCAGTTTACCTTGAGGGCGGCTACGACTTTATGCGCACTCACTCGCCGGAGGGCACGGTCTGGGCGTCCAATCAGGGTGCAGCTCAAGCACTGCAAAACAGAATTAACAAAGCTGCTGGCGATTTTTCTGGTGACGTTTATGGCGTCTACTCTGCCATGGGGCCACTGTCCATGGACTACAACGTAATGATGGCTGATGCTCTGTTTGAGCAAATCAAGAACAGCAAGATTACAAAAAAGGCAATGCAGGAATTTGACAAAGAGTTGAGAGCGGTGCGGCCAGAGTGGAAAGGCATTGGCAATCCAGAGTCGCGCGCACAGCTTGAGGCCAATGGTGCATTGAGAACTGCGTTTGTCGATAGGATGCAGCTGGACAAATTCCAAGACGCTAATTTCCCCAACATTGCCTATACGCGCTGGGCGCTGACAGACCCCAAGCTGTTGAATGAGCCTATGTATTCCAGCGGTTTGGCTATTGGAAGAATGTCACCCGGCGCTGACTTGGTGCTCAACCCAGTGACGCCACACAAAACCTACGACTCGCAGCTGCGTGGTCAATACATGGGCGGCTTTGACCAATCCATACCAAGGGAAATCATGTTCCCCGACTGGTACAGACAGCGCCGTGTAGAGGGTAGACCAGAGAGCGGTGATACCTACTCATTTATGAGAGCCAAGCCAATCCAGCAAACCAATCAGCAGTGGCTCGACGGCATCATGAATTACCTTGGACGTTAAGCAGCTCTTTGAGATTAACCAATATCAGGTCAATCCTTTTTTCGGTCTCCAACTTAAACTCAGCTGGCTCATCCTGCTCTGACTCTACCGCTGACTCAATGAAATGCTGCAGCGTCTCAAGCGCTTCAAGTTTTTCTGCGTGAGTCATCTGCTCTGCTGGTTTCATACCTTACCCCCAAAGAAAGCCGTCATCAGCGGGTCAACCTTGACCTTGTGGCGGCGTGTTTTTTTCTTGACGTTTTCTAGGTCGCGCTCGATTGGTTCCATACGGTCGCGGTG